CGTGATGACAAGGTTGGTCACAAATTTAAGATTGTTCGTGCTAGAAAACAAGGTATGGCAGAAGCTTCGACTAAGAAAAACCAATCAATAGAAATCATGGACATGCGGAATGACAGTGGCTATGATGTCTCCATCTATGTCGCCTATACGGGACACAACAAACGTGCATGGGATGCATTTCTTGATGCATTAAGTTCTGTTCGTGGTAGAGATGAATTTAGCTTGAATGTTCCAGATCGCCCAAGCTTTATTGTTAAGCCCAGTGATGAGCCTGCGCAAATATCAATATCAAACGTACCACCAAGCGCAGTAAAAGCACCAGGTAGATATTTTGTGCAATTATATAAAGCGGTAGAGAGAAAGCAAGGTGTGGCGGAAGGCTATTGGCAAGATGCCATACAGGATGTGGAAGCAGCACGTAAAGCACGTAAAGGCAAACCGTTTGAAAAGAATCCGCTAAGCCATGATGAACGGGGAGTTTACATCGGTGACAAAGATTTAGCTGGTAACCCAGTGCCCACGCCCAAAGAAAAAGACATGGCGGAAAACAGTAGAAGATATTTAGATACCAGTGGATATGTTTTGGTAAACCCTAAAACTGGATTACGTTCCCAGAACTATCCAATGCACGGCGGCGCGTTCCCTTCAATAGCAGCCGCAAAATCATACCTAACTCGCATGAGTGGTGGTAGACATTCGCTCGACGCTTTTAACTTTAAAATTGTTTCGCTGGATGATTATAATCGGTCTCAGCAAGCTAAGAAACGTACGAAGCAAGGTATGGCCGAAGGCGTTACCAGCCCCGAAATAAAACAGGCCTACGATGCGATAATGAAAACTCCACCTAGAACTCCGGAGCGCCGGGCAGCAATACGCGAATACCAACGTTTACGGGCCGAAGCACTGGAAAAGAAAAGAAAAGGCATGGCCGAAGGCGACAATCTGGCCACGTTCTCGGGACCAAACGAAGACTCAACTGCGGCCATGGACCACCGCGGCGCAGTCACAGACAGTTTTTATGAAGATCTGGCGAGAATAAAAGCACTAGCTTTGTCAAAGTAGACTAAATAACATTGACACTGACATCCAAGGCGCATATACTGTTTCAGTGATGCGCCTTTTTGTTTGTGTCACAGGCAACGATCTAAATTTAGATAGGCAACAAACATAGGCAACTTTTTTAGGAGAAAACTACTATGGCATCTTTAGCAGAAATTAGGCAGCGTCTACAGGCAGCAGAAACAAAAGGTGGTAATTCACAAGGCGGCGACAATTCCATTTATCCCCACTGGAACATGGAAGAAGGTCAATCCGCATCATTCCGTTTCCTAGCTGACGGCAACAGCAAAAACACATTTTTCTGGGTCGAACGTGCGATGATCCGCTTGCCCTTTGCCGGAGTCAAAGGCGAAGCAGACACCAAACAGGTCATGGTCCAAGTGCCCTGTGTGGAGATGTGGGGCGATGCTTGCCCGATCTTGGCAGAAGTACGCAACTGGTTCAAGGACAAGAGCCTTGAAGACATGGGTCGCAAGTATTGGAAAAAGCGCAGCTATCTTTTCCAAGGCTTCGTCCGCAAAAATCCCTTGAGCGATGACAAGTCCCCGGAAAATCCCATCCGACGCTTTATCATCGGCCCCCAGATCTTCCAAATCATCAAATCGGCCCTGATGGATCCCGAGCTGGAAGAACTGCCCACCGACGTCATGCGTGGCTTGGATTTTACTATCACCAAGACCATGAAAGGTGGCTTTGCTGACTACAACACCAGCAAATGGAGTCGCAAGGAATCGGCTCTCACAGCCGAGGAACAAGCGGCCATTGAAAAATATGGTCTCTATGATCTCAGCACGTTCCTGCCCAAGCGTCCCGGTGAAGTTGAACTCCGGGTCATCAAAGAGATGTTCGAGGCTTCGGTTGATGGACAGCCCTATGATGCCGAACGCTGGGGTCAGTATTTCCGCCCCGCGGGAGTGGCAGCACCGGGCGGTTCGGCACCGGCAGCCAGCGAGAGCGCACCTGCAGCTCGGGCAGCACCGGCAGCACCGGCAGCATCAGCACCCGCAGCAGATGAACCGCCCTTTGATGCTGATGATGCCCAGGCCGCAGCCGAGCCTGTGAAGAAACCCGCAGCAGCCGCAGCAGGTGGCGGTGGTCAGAGCGCCCAGGACATCCTGGCCATGATCCGGGCACGTCAAAAGACGCAGTAACATTGACGCATACTGCGGGGCTAATCACCCCGCAGTTCTTTCTTTTTTTAGGTGAATTATGGGAAAACCTTTTGACGTTTCACGTTTCCGCAAGGAAATAACCAAATCAATCGATGGACTCACCATCGGTTTCAATGATCCCACCGATTGGATCTCAACCGGCAACTACGCCCTCAACTACTTGATATCCGGCGACTTCAACCGCGGTATTCCGCTGGGCAAGGTCGCGGTGTTTGCCGGTGAATCTGGCGCGGGCAAAAGCTATATCTGTTCCGGCAACATTATCAAGAACGCCCAAGAGCAGGGAATCTTCGTTGTGCTGGTGGACAGTGAGAACGCACTAGACGAAGCCTGGCTCACGGCCTTGGGCGTGGATACCAGCGAAAGCAAACTGCTCAAGCTCAGCATGAGCATGATCGACGATGTGGCCAAGACCATCAGCACGTTCATGACCGACTACAAGGCCTTGCCTGATGGCGAGCGCCCCAAGGTGTTGTTCGTGATTGACAGCCTGGGCATGTTGCTGACACCCACGGACATCAACCAGTTTGAAGCCGGTGACATGAAAGGTGATCTTGGGCGCAAACCCAAGGCGCTCACGGCCCTGGTTCGTAACTGTGTCAACATGTTTGGCAACTACAATGTGGGCCTGGTGTGTACCAATCATACCTATGCCAGCCAAGACATGTTTGATCCCGATGACAAGATCTCGGGCGGACAAGGCTTTATCTATGCCAGCTCGATCGTGGTGGCCATGAAGAAGCTCAAGCTCAAGGAAGATGAGGATGGCAACAAGATATCGGATGTCATGGGTATCCGGGCCGCTTGCAAGGTCATGAAAACACGCTATGCCAAACCCTTTGAAGGTGTGCAGGTCAAGATACCGTACGAAACTGGGATGAACCCCTACTCGGGACTGGTGGATCTAGCCGAGAAGAAAAACATCCTCAAGAAAGACGGCAATAGGCTGATGTTTGTGAGCAGCACCGGCGAAGTGACCAAACTGTTCCGCAAGGCCTGGGAGGCCAACGAAGAAGGTTGTCTGGATCGACTCATGGCAGATTTTGCGAATCTCCGCACGGAGGTAAGTATCGATACTTCTGAGGAGGAACAGGAATGACCGAACAAGTGGTAGCAGAAATTTGGAGCGAACTCAAGCGTTACATCAATCTCCATGATCGTGCCGAAGCAGCCGATACAGTGTTGAGTGTCATGATCGATCATGATTGTGATGCTGCTGATATACGTGCGGCCTTTGCCACAGATCCCGATATCAAGGCCGCATTGGCCGCACACCTCGACGACGCCGAAGATGATGACTACGTCGACGACGAGGATTTTGATGACGAGGATCAGGATCACTGATGTGGTATAGCCGTGTTGTCGCGAGCCTGGGTGCCATCCCTGACTTTATAGCCTATTACGAAAATGAGCTAGAAGGTGCAAGACAGGAATGCCGCATCTCGGGTCACGTGGAAACCAACATCAAAGAGCTTCCGGGTGTGACCGAGCATCGTTTCAATCAGCTACAAGAGATTGAAGCGGTGCTCAACTACCTGAATATCCAGCTGAGGCGGATACGCCGTCAGCACTTCAAGAAGTATCTGGAAGGCTATGCTCGCGCACTGACCAGCCGTGACGCCGAAAAATACGTGGATGGTGAGGATGAAGTGGTTGATTACGAGACCATGATCAACGAAGTGGCTTTGCTGCGCAACCGTTGGCTGGGTATCATGAAAGGGCTAGATACCAAACAGTGGCAAATGGGTCATATCGTGCGGCTCCGCACAGCCGGCATGGAAGATATCCGGGTATAAATCCTGTTCCCAACTGCGATCGCGCATACATAATTCAAAGGAGTCGTGTATGAAACGCACCGCATTAGTTACCGGTATGACCGGGCAAGATGGGCCATATCTTGCTCGGTCATTGCTGGAAAAGGGCTACAGGGTTTATGGATTGGTACGCCGATACAGCAATCCCAACCTTGATAATCTCCGATGGTTGGGTATCGAAAACGACATCGAACTCATCACCGGGGATGTCACTGACGATGGTTGCATCAATCATCTCATGCGCGGTCTGCGTCCCCAGGAAGTCTACAACCTTGCTGCCCAGAGTTTCGTGGGTGTGAGCTGGGATCTCAGCAAACTCACCACCGAAGTCAACAGCCTGGGACCGCTGAACATACTCAATGCTCTGCGTCAACACAGCCCCGAAACTAGATTTTACCAGGCATCCACATCTGAAATGTTTGGCAACAGCGAGGGCGGCCAACAGGATGAATCCACCCCATTCCATCCACGCAGCCCCTATGGTGTCAGCAAACTCTATGCGCATTGGATAACCATCAACTTCCGGGAAAGCTATGGACTATATGCCTGTTCGGGCATACTGTTCAATCACGAAAGTCCCTTGCGTGGACGCGATTTTGTCACACGCAAAATAACCGACGGTGTTGCCCGTATCCGATTGGGTCTAGCTGATAGTCTGACACTGGGCAATCTAGATTCGCGCAGAGATTGGGGACATGCCGCGGACTTCGTCGAGGCCATGTGGATGATGTTGCAGCAAAAAGAACCCCAGGACTTCGTGATAGCCACGGGCGAACAGCATAGCATACGTGACTTCTTGCAAGAAGCGTTTAGCTACGTGGGATTACCTCATTGGAGCCAATATGTATCGTCAGATCCCAGGTTCAAACGTCCCGCAGAGCTGCATACTCTTTGCGGTAACAGCAATCGTGCTAGAGAACTCTTGGGTTGGCAGCCACGCAGCGACTTTCGCAGCCTGGTGCGTGACATGGTCGATGCTGATCTAGAGCGACTCAAGGCAGGGCAATAAACGAGCCAGGGGCGCACCGGTGGATATTTCTGCCGTGGTCCATTCGGTATGACATAGATCCACAAACCATTGATCGCGATCGGGTCTGCGTGGGTATTCGATCTTGCTCCAATCCAGTTCAGACACAGGCGCGGCCAAGCTAGATTCGTGGCAAAACAACGGTACCCCGCGTATCACAGCATTGACACCGGCACCGCTGTTGACATTGATCACTGCCCAGGCTCGGGCCAGACTGGTGTCGAGATCATAATCGTCGTAGGTGTCGATCTGCCGCTGTGGTTGATCGAGCTCGCAGCCCGGTGGTATTGGGATCATGCTGCGCGGATGCTGTCGTATCCTGATGCGTCGATCGGTATATTCGCGCAAGGCCCGCACCAGGATATCCAACCACTGCGCAGAGGGTGGCTGCGAAACCCACTGTTCGCTGTCGCCCCTTTGTAGAACTACTACCACATCGGACCCGGGTGGTTGCCAGGGCCTGGTGGCCAATCCCAGTTTTTGGGGTCGCCGGGGATCGCGGTCTTGACCCCAGATCGCGTCGCTGCCCAGGCCATTGACCCCCATTTTCCAGGTCTGTCCCCGGGCCAGTGTGCCCACTTCCAGAACGATCACGGGACGATTGGAGTTCCGGTAGTGTTGCCACACTGATCTATTGTTGCGCATGCGACCGGCCCAGACCAGGCTCCAAATCACGGCCACATCAGCGGCCATGTCATGACTGACCACACTGTGACCCAGGCCCACAGCACCGCGCCGGAAAGCCTGCCACACTGGCCCACTGTTTTGAGCTCCCCACTGATCGAAAACGCTGATACGC